ATCAAGAAGTATTAAACGAAATAGAAAAGCTATGAGCAAGAAAATAATACAAAAGCTACAACAACTATTAGACAAATTACCAAAGGGTAAAGAAAGAAAAGCTATAAGAGAAAGACTGTTAAAATTAAAGCTAAATAAATAAATATGAATTATCAAACCTTTTTATTTTCTCAATTATTTATGAACCATATTGAGAACAACAAAACACAATATCAAGAACTTGCATATGATTTAATTTACGGTGAAGTTTTACAACATAAAAATTCATTTATAAATTCAAATTATAATGTAGATGTAAGAAGCGAATACGATTGTATTTCTGATTACCTTTTAAATGAAATTAAATAAATAAATTAAATACGTTATATAGATATGGAAAAAGTAAAAATAAGTAAAGTAGTACCAAATGAAAATAACCCACGTTTCATAAAAGACTATAAATTTAAAAAATTGGTTAAGTCAATACAAGACTTCCCAGAGATGCTTAAGCTGCGCCCTATTGTAGTGAACAAGGATATGGTAGTGCTAGGTGGCAATATGAGATTAAAGGCTTGTAAGGAGGCTGGTTTAAAAGAAGTGTATATTTTAAAAGCTGATGAACTTACAGAACAACAACAGCGTGAATTTATTGTAAAAGACAATGTTGGCTTTGGGGAATGGGATTGGGATATACTCGCAAATGAATGGGATAACACACAACTGAAAGAATGGGGAATGGATGTTTGGCAACCAGAAGAAGAAGTTGATTATTCTATTTTAGATGATGACGACCTTTCAGAAGATTTAAACGATATGACAAACGGTGTAAAAAAAGCCATACAAATACCTTTTGAACTAGAACACTATGAGGAGGCATCTGAACTGGTAAAGTTTTGGAGAAATGAAAAGGCTTATGTAGGTGGTATGATTATCGAATATTTAAAATCTGAAAAAGAAAAATATGAAAATAACAGAACATAATCACAAAGGAATAAACTTTTTATGCAGAGAGGGTACAAGCGATTTTAAAACTTTTGAAGAAGTTATAGTAAGGAATGTATATGAAAAAAAATATTTCAAAATACAGAAAGATGAACATTGGATAGATTTAGGGGGCAATGTGGGTGCATTTGCAATAAATGCCATAAGCAAAGGTGCTACTGTTGATATATACGAACCAGACATATTTAGCTGCAAGATGATTGAAAAAAATTTGAGTTTAAATAATATGAATGCAAATATTTATCAAAAGGCAGTAGTAGCAAATGACAAAAAAAGAATGACTATGTATGTTGGTAATAATATGCAAGTTTGGAGAAATAGCCTTTATAAAAACTGGGGCAATCAAAAATTTACAGTTGATTGCATTCATTTTTCAGACGTTTTAAATAATGAAAAACATTGTGTAAAAATAGATATAGAGGGGGCAGAAATGGATATACTGGAAAATATGAAGTTATTTCCAAATAAAATGGTGTTTGAATGGAGTTTTGATATAGACGGTAGAATAGATAGATATAAAGAAATCATAGACAAACTAAGAAAAGAATATAAAAATGTAGCTGAACAAGATAAAAGATTTTATAACTTACCAGACTATGTAGTACCAACCAGATTTATAGTAAAAGCAAATAATATATATTGTTATGAAAAGAATTGATTTAAAAGAAATAGAACACAATACACAGATAGGTGATGTGTGTGGGGAAATAGAAGCAAACATAACTGAGGATAGCATATTCTACTATGATGGTGAACCAATAGGGTTTTACATCAATGACATATCGAAGTACTCTAAAAAGGCTTCTAAATTGGCTGCACTCGCAAACCAAGAGTTAAGAAGCAAGAACGTACCTAAAAGTGTTATGAAGCGGTCAAGTGGTTTCACAAACCCAGAAAACGAAGTTTTGCAATACAGTACCATCATTGGAAGTGTACCACCAAAACCACATATGCGTAGACCATACCCAACAATAAGCAGTGTGCATAACGTAAAAACAGCACAAACTTTTATAAAAGCTATGTTGTTACTTTGCAGAGAAAGCGAAGAACTTATAAAAAAAATAACACCAAATGTTTATGATAGGCAACTGGAACTTATAAAACAAAACGTACCTGAGAAATATAGGTTTGGAAAATTATTTACAAGCAGTATTTCTAATTATAATATACCAGCACCATTTCATAGAGATAATGGCAATATAAAAGGTTGTGTGAATGTTATAATAGCTAAAAAAAATAATGCTACTGGAGGCAACACAACAGTACCAGATTACAACGCTACAATGGATAGTTGTGATAATTCTATGTTGGTTTACCCAGCTTGGAGAAACGTACACGGTGTGACACCGATAGTACCAACTGGAGAAGATGGTTATAGAAACAGCCTTGTGTTTTACCCGTTAAAAGCATTTAAAGGATTAGATTGATTTTAATTACAACAAATTTAATCATAAAAAAATGGAAAAAGATATTAGAAGAATGGGAATGCTCGAAAGGTTTAGATATATAAACGAACAAAAACGTAAAAGGTTTAACCCCACAACGGAAGAAAAAGAAGCACAAAAGGAAAAAAATAATGAACAAAGATAGACACATAAAAAAGGAAAGTTTACTAGCATCACTTGAACAGAGTTTAGGTATTGTTACAGTAGCTTGTAAGAAAGCTGACATACCAAGAAGCACATATTACAAATGGCTTAAAGAAGATGAGGTGTTTTCTAGGGCTGTAAGAGAAATAGAGAATGTGGCATTAGATTTTGCAGAAAGTCAACTACATAAGCAAATATCAGAAAACTCAACAGCAGCAACAATATTCTACTTAAAGACAAAGGGTAAGAAAAGAGGTTATATTGAACGTCAAGAAATAACTGGTGCAGATGGAATGCCAACTAATTTTCAAATAGAGATAATTGATAAGACCGAAGATACAGACTAATATTGTCTATAAGCACTTAGCTAATACTGATAAAAAGATTGTAGTTGAACAAGGTGGTACGAGGTCTGGTAAAACATACAATATACTTCTATGGGTTATATTTAATTATTGTGCAAACAACAATGACAAGATTGTAACTATATGCCGTAAATCATTTCCTAGTTTAAGAGCAACGGTAATGCGTGACTTTATGGCTATACTACAAAAGTATAAATGCTATAGTGAGCAATACCATAACAAGTCTAATTCAGAATATCACCTATTTGGTAACCTTGTTGAATTTATATCTTTAGACCAGCCGCAAAAGATTAGAGGTAGGAAAAGGGATTTGCTATTTGTTAATGAGGGTAACGAACTTTATTTTGAAGATATGCAGCAGTTGTTGTTTAGAACACAAGATAGGGTTATACTTGATTTTAACCCATCAGATGAATACCATTGGATATATGACAAGCTAATTACTAGAGATGATTGTGTATTTTATAAAACAACATACCTAGACAATCCTTTTATTGAAACATCTATAAGAAAGGAAATAGAGAGGCTTAGAGATACAGATGAACAATATTGGCAGATATATGGTTTAGGTGAACGTGCAGCCAGTAGAAGCACTATATTTAAGTATGTTGAGGTAAACCAGCTACCACAAGAAGCAGAACTAATTGCATACGGTATGGATTTTGGGTACACTAATGACCCTACAACTTTTGTTTCTGTTTATAGCCAAGGACATAATCTATATATACAAGAACACTTGTATAGAACTCAAATGACTACAAGTGATATAAATAACTTCCTTAAAGAGTTAAACCTAACAAGCAAACCAATATATGCAGATAGTGCTGAACCAAGATTAATATCAGAACTACGTGCAATGGGTAACAATATATTTCCAAGCATAAAAGGTAAGGATAGTGTGAATGCTGGTATTGATTTATTGAAGAGATATAAGATACATATCCTATCCACCTCAACAAATGCCATAAGTGAGTTTAGGAATTATAAATGGAAAGAAGATAAAGGTGGTATGCTCATAAATACACCAGAGGATAAAAATAACCACATCATTGACCCTTGCAGATATGCAACCTATTCTATATTAAGCCGTCCAAACTTTGGTAAATATGCTTTGCACTAAAAAAAGTTTACAATACAACTTGCTCATATTTAGCTAATTATAAATTATTTTAAAAATAGTTGTTAAATTGTTTGTTTATAACTAATAATTATTACTATATTTGCGTATAACTAATTAACTAAAACAAAACATTATGACAACATTAGTAGCAAAAACAAACGAAACAATTAAGCAAAGAGGATTACAATATTCTCCAGAATTATTTAGTAAAATATTTACTGAATTAAAATCAACACCATCTGTATGGGAACAAGAAATTAAAAGACAAGACAAAATGTTTCAAGTAAAAGAAACTTTTAAGCCAAGTAGATTTACTGCATACGGATTAAATAAAAGACCATACTAAAAAATAACGGGGGTGTAAAAGCCCCCTTAACAAAACAGATAT